TTTATTCTGTATCATCTATTATCCAATCGTCTACTGTATAGCCAGAATGTTCTAAAGCCTCTATACAAGCATACGGATTGGTATTTTTAATTGTTACTGATTGTTCAATACAATATTCGTCCAATCTATCCATTGGGACAATATCCCCATTTACAGAATAGTAGAGAATATCTTCGCTTAGGTCTTCACCAAAATAGTCTAGCCCAAAAAAATCACTTGGCATATCTGTAAATAAATGTTCTATCTCTTCGTCTTGAATTGAACGTAGGTAGCTTGTATCATTAAAATCTACAAAGTTATCTATCAAATCATCTTCCTTATTCTGTAATGTTATGGTATACTAAAAACATTAGAGGGTATAAATTACCGCCCTTTAATTCTTAATTTTTATTTTTTGTTAAAAATTCTTTTAAAGAGCAGAAGGTTTACCCGACCTTCTGTTTTTTGTTTACCATAATTTCTTGTTTCTTGTATTATAAAACTAAGTTTTTATTAAGCTCGTTTTGTTGCTCATTATATAATTTGATGAAATCTTCAAGGTTGTTCATATACTTATAAACCTTGTCATCAGAAACCATATTATCTGGTATAGCTGTAGAGTCTGATACAAACTCACTATACTTGATTTGTGGTTCTTTCTTTAATCTAATCTTTGTTTCATACAAATCAGCCACATCATTGCTAACATAATGATAAACGTATGTATTATTAGCTTGTGGTGAGTATGCTAAAATGTGTGTGTATTTGATATTAATCATTCCTTTCTGCTGTTACCATTCAAAACAATAGTAGGCTATGTCCCAGCCATTTTCTTCCTTAATCGTATAAGCGTGTATCTTGTTACGTTTGCAAATCTTCTTTAATTCATCAAAGACAAAATTTGGAGTCAATATGTCGTTATCAAATAGGATACCCGCATACTCTTCAAATGAATAACTTATGTAAGAAAATCCTTCGTTACTTTGTTTAATAAAGTCTTTACTTACAACATCAAACACAACTTGTGCTGATATTTTAGCTTTTCTTCTCCATTCATTTTGTATGTCATCCATCTTTTTTTGTTTTTCGACTAACTTTTCATCTACTATTTCATTTAATCTATCGCCCAATTTCTTGTTGCGTTTGCCAAAGAACCACATCGCTATCATTCCTTTCCACTATGAATAAAAGTCCCACATACTATTCCAATTAAAGATTAAACAACTTTCAGCCTCTCCGTCACTACGAAAACCAGTTGAGAGTGTAAGTTTAATCCAATTCTCTTTACATATTTCTTTTAATTCTTTATACAAATAATCTTTATCGCTACCCCAGTTATTTTCAGACATTATCACTTCTAACTTAGATACTGGTAGTATATAACAACCTATGCCTTCGTTGGCTTTCTTTACAAATTCATCTTGTAAATACTCAAACACTTCTGGTGCTTCGTGTCGAGCTTCTCTTGTCTTTTCTTTTCGTTCCTCTTTTTCTTGTTCTTCTTTTTGTTTTTGTTTTTCTAACATAATGTCGTGCAACTTTGCACCCAATCGTGTTTTTCTTGGTGCATTGTTGGACTCATTAGTTTGTGTTTGCTCTTTCTTAAACCACATTACTTATCACCCCACCAATTTACCCCAAGAGAAGACATAATCTGTATCACCATCATAATGGTCTAACACCATTAAATTCATATTGTTACGTTCGCATATTCCTCTAAAGAACATCTTGATATATTCTGGATTGTTAACACCTATATCATTTTCTTCTATAATTTTATTTAATTTATCAGTGTTGATACTGTAAAAGAAATTACCATTCTTTGCATACTTTACGATTTCTTTCTTTAATATATCGAACAATCTCTCGGCTTCTTCACGAGCTTTGTCCATCATTTTGTCAAAATCATCATTCTTTTCTTTTTGGCTTTCTCTGGATATTTCTCTTAATTCATCACCAAATGCTTTTGAGTTATTTTTAGCTCCACACACACCCCAACTAAATGTGTATATGCCTGGTCTATCGTTTTCAATATCAAAACCATTGTCATTACATTTCTTCTTTAATCGACCCCAAAATGAAGTGGGTGACGAACCACCTATTAATAGGCGAAAGCCAAATATTTCTTCAAACTCACTTCCAGTAATACTTTTGGAATCTCTTCCTTGAGAAGCCTCCTCCATTAGCATGTCTTTGATTTTTGAATACATATCATCAATATATTTATTTTCAGCACTTTCGACTTTACTTCTATTTTGTTCGGTCTTTTCTCTTAACTTATCGCCGAATGTTAACTTGTCCTTCTTGTAATTTTCCAATTTACGTTCCACTTCCTTTTCACGCACTACCCAGTCTTTCACAAAATCATACTTGCCCTTATCATACTCATTCCCATTAACATCTACGTACGTCTTGGATTCTTCTTCGCACCCATAAAAGTACCGATACCATACACCTCTATACCATGATATTAAACCCATGTTATTTACTCCCAAGTAAAGCATAAACCCCACCATTGTGATAATAGTTTAATGTTATTATATTCGTTATATTACGTTTGTATATTTCTTTAAAGAGTGTCTTGCGATATACTGGAATATCATTTTCTTTTTGGTTTTCTCTTAATTCATCACTTATTCGTGCCATTGGAAAGCCACCACCTCTTCTTTATCTATTATTTTACGATTAACATATATATCCATAGGGTCTAATACGTCCCACATACTATCTATCAAAATACGTGTATCGCTATGCAGATTATTCTTTTTCGCTAATTCTTCAAATTCTTTAAGTGGAATAGCATAAATCACGTTGCCTTTCTTTGCTTCCTCTATAAATCTATCTTTTATTTGTAAAGAGTAAAACAACACTTTGGCTTCTCTCATGGCTTCTTGTCTTATTTCGTCATCAGCCCTTTTGGTTATTTCATAAAGTTCCTTGCCCAACGTCTTTGGTTGTGGCTTAGGAGCGGGAGCTGTGTCTTTTCCTCGTTCTGGTAGAACTCCTTTATTGCCACCATAGCAATCACCACCACAAACACGCTTTTGCTTTTTATTAAACCACATCATTTATCACCCAACTTAAATTCTACATTTTCAACGTGTTTGTAAGCGTCAAAATATAGCTCATTCTTGTCGCCATTATATGTTACTTCGTAATACATACCGTCTGTAAACGTGGTAGAGAGTAGTGCTTTGTTATTTTGCAACGTTCTGTTTAGCCATACCACATACACGTCATCTGTACTGATAAAACATGGTAAGTCAACTTTACTTCTGTCTATTGTTGCGATTGTGTAATGTATCACTTTTTCTTTACATAATTCTACAAATTCTTTATTATCCATATTAATCTCTCCAACCTATTTCTAAATATCTTTCGTTATCCACATAATACACATCAGATAGATATAAACTCTCATGATTTTCAATAGTTTCTTTTAGCTTATGCTGTACTGACTCGTTAAGTGTGGAGCGATTTAATGGGGTAAAATGTATACTGTGTACCATTCCATAATTTCGTATCGGACTTGTTATATTCTCAACAAAATCACTAATGTACTTGTCAGATACGGTTACATATGCTTCGTCATCATTACAATCAACACCCAAACTGATAAGAGTGCGTATACTATCTTCTATCACGCTCATGATATTATCTACACACCCTTTTACTTTCTTGTCATATTCACGTTCCATTATCTACACCTATTTTTCACCCAATATATCTTTCATATCATCTTCCATTTGGTTAGTGATTTCTTCCATCTTATCGCTTAGACTTTCAATAGACTTGCTTGCTGTATCAACACGTAATGCAGCTAGTTTAATTACTCTCCATGCCCAAATCACATTGTCAATAAGATACATAACCAACTTGATTGCCAATAACATTACAATATAAGTCACAAACAAACCTAATGTATGCCATGAAATTACATTATCTAAGATGAACCATGAATAGTTGTTTAAAATCAAATATGAGTTAATCACTAAGAAGACAACTACACTCAACCAGCTAAAAACTTTGGGGTGCTTTTCTTCAAACGTATATAATTCACGCTTACCTTCATCTACAAAATCAAACATTATTTGTCCTCCATTACTTCTGATAGTCTTTCTAAAACCTCTTCAAAAAAATCTCTAATATAACCTTTGTATAATTCTTCATATCCATCGTTTGCTAATTTTGGATAATCTTCTTTCTCTAAAGCTTTGTATGCCATATAAGAATAATCATGAAGATTGCTGTATGGTTCAGAGTCGCACATAGTACTATCCCAGTCATCAATAGCATCATCCAAGTTCCATATAAGAGAGTCAAAGCCTTTAAATGCGTCTTCCCATACTTCGTGTGGCAACTCTTTGTCTAGTCGCTTAACTTCTCTAATTAATTCCTTGATTGTCATTGACGTAGTGTCCATTATTTGCCCTCCTTTTAACAGTTGTAATTGTGTCATTGTGCCAGTCGCTGGTTTATTAGCGTTTGCGAAAGGTTGAACTACCTGTGATTAAAATCACAGGAATCACATCACGTGATTACATTACGTATACTATACTCATAGTACACGCTCCGAACCTAGTTATAATGACTGGAAATACCGCCATTATGCTAAATATATAATATTCACTAATTATCGCACCCGTTTTGACTTGCTATTGTGCCAACATACAACCATTTATCGCCTTGATAAGTTATATTTTTCTTTTCATTTATTTCAACTTTTGCAACCTTTACACCGAAACTCATCTAGCCACCTCAGTCAAATATATCAAACACCTTATTTGCGATTGCACCAATTAAGGCGGTAATAGCGATGAAAATAATGCTCGTTAATAGCACAAACAATATGCTGGCAATCCCAAACTGTATTGCAGCATATACAAAGAGATAAATTAGGGTTAATAAACAAACAACTATTAGTCCTATCAATATGTTTGAGAAAAAGTCTTCCAAACTACTCACCCTTTCATTAAATCAAATAACACAACCATGACCGTTATAATCAAACCAACAACAACACCTACAATGCTACTTGCTAACATTACTAACAATAATTTAATAATCCCATACTGTATTACAAAACAGACCATTGCACCGAATATAAAAGCAACAGCCATCAACAGTATATACAATGGAATATAATCCAAACCAATCAACCTTCCCAATCCCATCATACTGGTAACAACACTTGTTTCTTATCAATTTCTTCAAATACCACTTGTTTGGGTAAAATATCATGTGTGATATATACACTAGAAAACGGTGGGTTTAAAGCAGTCTTCCCACTCGTAAAGTCTTTCATAAATGAAACTCTACGGTTAAGATACATAATTTCCCAGTCGTTATCTCTAAACATTTCAAAGCGTCTTTGGCTTTCAAATAGTCCCACTACACCTATTAGCATTGCAAATGGTTTACCTAATTCAAATAATCGTTCTAATACTTCTGTTTTTAGCGAATATGGTGGGTTACTTACGATGTAATCATAGCTATCTCTATTAGGCTCATATTCAAAGAAGTCATACCCATCTTCGATATGAGTTGCTATCACATCGTACCCCTCCATCTGTAATGATTTAACAAATTGGCTATCTTGTGTATCAAAAGGACACCAAATTGTTGCACCTTTCTTCAAATATTTTAATATTGGTTTAACAGCATAATATGGAGTATAGAACTCATCATTCTTGCTGCCAGCTACTTTATCCATTTTCAGTTTACGAACTCTCTCCTTATTGTTTAATAAATCCAGTCAATCGTAGGTTTACCTTTATATCCTTTTTCCCATACAAACCAAGCATGGCACATAGCTGTTGACTTGTATTTATCAAACTCACCATTCTTAGCTGTGCTGATACGTTTTGAATAGACAAATACGTGTTTTAATTCATTGTGTTTATACAATTCTTCGTATCTCTTAGCACCTTCTAAGAATTGGATTTTAAGGAAATAGCAAACTTTATTCCCTACTGTTACTGTATCTAATGCCTTAGTAACAAATTCTGTGGCTAACTTATATGGTGGATTAGTCACAATATCACAATTAACTGGTTGTGTTTCTTCTTTTAAGAAATCAAATGCTTTATCGAACTTCTTAGCACCTCTATCTTTAATATCGGTAGCGGTTACGTTATAGCCAAGCTCAATTAACTTGTCTGACAACGCACCACCTCCACAAGCACATTCCCAAACATTTCTATTCAGTGAAATCTTAGATAGTAAATCATCTATTGCTCTAGGCGGTGTTGCATAGTAATCATCTTCTTGGCGATTAGGGTTATGATTACCTCCAATGCCTCTTACATAAGCGATACCCATTATTTCGCCACCGCCTTTTCAATTCTATCTTTGGCAATGTTATAGTACTCACTACTCAATTCTATTCCTATAAAATTACGGTTAGTGTTTGCACAAGCAACACCTGTGCTACCAGAACCCATACAGTTATCTAAAACTGTATCGCCTTCGTTAGTATAGGTTTTGATAAGGTATTCTAATAATGCAACTGGTTTTTGTGTTGGGTGGAGTTTCTTACCATCATGTTTAAATTCGATAATATCCACTGGGTAGCGTCTACCATCTTTACTTTCGCTAGGAGTATAAGGTCTTTGCTTATCGTAATTACTAGATTTACTACGTCCTTGCTTTACTTTATATGGAGTGCTATACCACCATTGTGGGTTGTAAGTAGGTAATTTCTTGTAAAACACTAAGATATTCTCATGCTTTTTAAGTGGCATTTTCTTAGCATTCAAATGACCTGTTGCCAAACCCTTTGTCCAAATCCATTCATATCTGAACATCTTTGGATTACTTTCAATCAACTTTGAACTGAATGGTTGTTGTGAGAATAATACGATTGCACCATTATCCTTGATGATACGGTTGTAATGTTCCCACAACTTGTCCAAATCAATTATCTTATCCCATTTATTTCTTGTAGTGCCATAAGGTAGGTCGCACAAGATAAGGTCAATCGACATATCTTGTACCCCCAGAAGCTCTAGGCGGTCACCTTTCTTCAAATCAATGCTTACTATCTTCCCTAAATCCCACCTTATTATTTATTTGTACTATTTTTGATTACACTGCTATTGTCAAAGAACTTAGCTTTAATCAAGAACATGTAATAATATATCCTACTTGTTAATCTGCCCCAAAATGTTCTATTCTTACGTCTGAAATACAAACATTGGAATACAATCTCATCTAGGTCATGGTTCTTTAACAATACGTTCATACCATTAATAGCTTGCTGATTTGTTTTAATGTTTAAATCTTCTTGTTTAGCCAATACGGTTAAGCTGTAAGCAACTTCGCCTTCTGGCTGTTCTTTTAACCAATCCATTAATTTGTAGATTGATTTATTGTCTTCTGGAGTGATGTTCTCGTAATCACCATGAAAGAATACACGCAATTAATTAATCACCCCTTATACACAATCATCACACCGTCTTCTGTGGTACTTATTTTAAATAGCCTTTCGTACTCTTCGATATACTTATAGACATAGTGTGTTTTAACCTGTGACTCGTTTGAATGATAATTCAAAATTTTCGTTTTAACATCTTCGCCAGGAAAGAAGTCTTCATAACCAAAAAGAGCATATGGAATAATGGCTTTGGCTCTACCGTTTTCATCTATGTTGCGTAGTATTTCACGTTCTATTTCATAAAAAATGTGTAAGTATTCCACACTGTACTCATCTTCAGACAATCTAAACATTTTACTTGCAGTAGTTCCAAAGCCATCAGCATTTCGCCACGAGATATTAATTTCGTAATCATTGTTTACAAGTCTAAAAACCTCTGGTGTTATAACATCAAAGTCGTTATCATCATTGACTAAGATTTTGATAAATCTTTCATAACATTCCAGTCCTTCACTAAGATTGCTACCAATAGATTTATCAACAAACAGATTTTGTAACTTACAATAAGTAACATCAATTTCTTTTAACCCAATTTTTGCTGCTGCTTCAATTTGTTTAAGTGCCACATCTAGCAAATTATCAATAATTATGTCTTTTCTTTTTCTATCTATTCTATTATCAAGAGTTTTCGTATCAAAAATACTCATACCAACACCTCCTTATTCATACTTAAATGTAATCTCACTTCTATCGTCATCCAGATAAGCATATATGTTATGAGCTTTGAGATACTTGAGTGCCTCTAGTGTCGTTAATATCATATATTCTGTTACATCTCTTTTTACGACAATGTCATATACATTCTTGCCATGTTCAAGGTTCTTAGCCTTTTTAATCATCTCATCTATAACCCCTGTTACTTTCTTGGCATTATCACGATTGTCTTCTGCAATTTTAACAGCCTTATGTGCTGGTATTAAACCGAACCAAAACTTTAACTTTTTATTTTCTTCTTCGTATATAGATGGTAAATCTATCCAAGCTGCGTCAAAGCGTACTGTCATTTTTACGGTAGATTCTGTTTCACCAGCACTAACTCTAACGTCATATCCTAGACGTAACAACATGCTGTAGATGTCATCATAATAAGTCTTTGGAATAATAAAGCTAGTTTCGTAAGCCCCCATATAAGCAGTATCAGCAATCTGGCTACTAATATTATTAATTACCGATAATTCAATGTCTGCTAAGCTCATATTTCCACCTCTTTAACTTCAAACACAACTGTATTCCCATCATCAATGGTATGAGTATGAATGTCATAGTAGGCTTCAAGCCACCATAGTTCTGTTCCCCACATAATAGGATTCACATCATTTAATCGCTCTTTTAATACTTCGCCCTTTTTGTGAGCTTTATAGGTTTTGCTAACAATAGACTCAAGAATACCCATAGTATATTGGTTGCTTGTTGCACGTGCCCATGCGTCATCTGCTGTTGTCATGTCAATGGCACAATCAAGTTCACACTCATTATATTTTTTAGTGGGCTTGCCAAATTCAATACTCAATGATTTTGTATGACGTGGATAGGTGTTGTGAGATGTTCTTACTACGTAGCCTAAGTATTCTAAGATTTTAACGACTTGGTCTACATATTTATCTTCTACGGTTGTATCTAAATAATACAAACCAATTCCAGAGTTACTATGAATTGCGTCATCAATCTCAGTTAGCAATGTTAATGGAATGTTATCTGTATTAACTTTATTCATCTACTCATCTTCACCATCTTTCAACTCAAAAATAACTGTATCGCCACCATCAACAGCATGTGCATAAATATTGTGATAATGTTCCAAGTACCATAATTCAGTTTCACGTAAGATATTCATTACATCATCTACATGTTCTTTTAATGTATATCCTTTTTCCTTCATACGTTTAGTTCTCATAATAACAAGTAGCAAGGATATTCTTTTCTTTTTATGGGCTTCAGCATAAGCATTTGCGTTCTGGGCTGTATCTATATAAACAGCACAATCCAAGTTGTAATCACCGTTTAAATTTCGTGGTTCATTAAAATCAATACATAACTTTGTCGTATCTGTATTAGTGTTACTACCAAGATTTTTAACCTCGTAACCCAAAATTTTTAAAGCCTCCACAACCTTAACCAAATATTGATTTGGGACATGTACGTCAGCTGCACACATGCCGATTTTAGCCATGTTATTGATTGAACTACTTACCTCTGCCAATACCCTTAACGGAATGTTGTCCATGTTAACCATGCTCATAATAACCATTCTCCCTCAACACTTTTTCTATTTTGTTTAAATGTTTACTTACGATAGCCAATGCGTCACTAAATACTTCCATATAACTAATAGGGACAAGTCCATCTAATTCATAAAAGACACTACCGTAGGTTTTATCGAGATAAACAGTTTCACCTTTATATTCGATATATATTCTGGTAAGTTTTTCGGCACGAAACTCGTCACCGTCATCATAATTAAGTTCTGTATCAAACTCATTAAAATCAAAGTCCATAACGAAGATTTCTACTTCGCTACCGTACTTTTTCTCTACTTCATCAATCATGTCAGTGAGTATATGCTCGATTTTCCAAGACCAATCGTACATGGGCTATCCCTCCTTTTCATCAATGTAATTATTTAAGTCCTGTATCAGATTAAGATACTCGTTCAAATCAGACCAAATTGAAACATTATCTAAATCTTGATTATGAAATACTATTTTGTAGTGATTGTCACGAAAATCATCTAACAAATCCTTTAAATCTCTCATGAGCTAATCAACCTTTCTTAGTCATTTCCTCCAAAGCGTCTTGCCACTTATATTCCACGTCTTCCTTGATAATAGGATTGGTTTTCTTCGTCAGACCAACAACCTTAACCCTAAAATCATGAACACGAGGAACTACAATTTCAACAGGAATACCATATTGCTTAGCAAACATCTTAAACCTTAATTGTGCTGCTGGGTCAATATTGTATGTTGAGTTAAATCCTGTCTTGACATCATAAACATGTAGCAAGTTACCATCTTCATCTCTTATCACAACATCTGGTGTGTAATTAGCACTTCTTAAACGCAGACCATTGTGTAATTCCACCATAGGTTGGATTGTAAAAGACTCGTGTACGGTAGCATTTAAATCTCTACCATAAATAAATCGCTCATAAAACTTAGCTTCTTTTTCAGAGTCAAATTTCAGACCATCAAATTCAACTTTCTTGCCAAAGTAAGCTGTTCTACCTCTATTAATTCTAGTTCTGCACCTCGCTTATTCGATTTTATTAAGAGTTCGTTTATTCACTAAACTCTTAACTTAACTACTATATTATACCATATATCAATCTTAAATCAATAATTAAACACAAAAAACCTCGCAGCATTTTGCTACGAGGTCAAAAAGGACGTTTAGTTTAATATATTAATTGTGGTTTATGCTTCATATGAAATGTCTTCTGGAGTTTTGTCTAATCGAATTGATTTAATAGTTGGGAATCTAAGTGAAATGTTATTATCGTTTTGATTGTTTGTTTCTTCAAAGTATTGGACATCTACAACTTTACCGATAATCTTGTTAGGGTTAGCCCAATATGTGTTACGTTCTTCTAGTGTAAAGCCAGAACCTACCTTAACACCATTGCCTTTATAGTCAATAATTACACCGCCTAATGTGCCAGATAGTTCGCCTGTGCCTTCAAATACATCTTTAACTAAGACATCAGCATTGAAAAACTCTTTAACTTTTAAAATATCACTTGTGCGTTTGGTTTGATATAAACCGTCTGAAAGATTAATCATTAAGCCTTCCCAGCCTAATGGTTCTACGTATTCTTCTTGTAAGGATAGGATAACATTTGGGTGATATGTGTCTTCGTAGATATTTTCGACAATACGTAGATGTTGAGCTAATGGTTCGATTTCTGTAGATTTTACTGATTTGAGTGGGTAGATAGCATAGAAAGCATTAGATAAATCTTCTTTACGTTTCCAGAATGGGTCTTTAGATATGCCAGTGGTAAATTCTTCGTAAGGTAAACAGTCAAATATGTTAAATAAAACTGAACTTTTATCAGCACTATCACTTCTCAAAATACTTGTCGTCAATCTAAACAAGTCCTTAGTTTCTAACCCATCTGCGTTATATGCAAGCAATTCCCCATCTAGCACATAATCTTTTCCACCAAAGCCATGTTTCACTAATTCTTCTGCCTCATGTTGTTGAATATCTAAGCCATTAACCACCAAACCCTTTCTCGTATAGAATGTAGCCTTACCGTTCTTTACAATACAGATAGACCTATGTCCATCCAACTTCTGTGTAACGATAATTTCGCTACCTTCTAGCTTATTTAAATATTTGTGATAGGGATAGGCTAACTGGCAGCCAAACTCTTCAATAACCCCCTTGCCTAGTACCTTATTGATTGTTTTAGCTGTAATACCAACCTTTAGCTTTTTAGTAAAAACATCTTTTAGGAATTGCTTTGTTTCTTCATCTTCAAATTGATTAATATAGGTTTGCAGCATATACACTGTATCTAACTTGCCAGTGTTATGTTCTTTAACCCAATCTAACAGATTTTCGTAATTGTATTTAAAACCTGTATTCAGCACCATAAATTCATTATCTTTGATGTTGGCATTAATCTTTTTGGTTGAAATACCAGTGGTAATAAAGTCGTCATAGACAAACTTTAATGTCTTGGTAAACAACTCATTATCCTTGTATTTCTTAATAATATCCTCCTTAGCTTTCTTGGAAGATACTACCTTGATTTCTTTAAAAATATCTTTTAATTCAATGATACTATTCATTCACGCTTACCCCGCTGCCTTCAAGATTTTCTAGTTTGTCTTTAACTTGATTAAATCTATCATTGTCTTTGCCTTGTTCTTCTAAAATCTTAGCAAACAAACCAGATGTTTCACTTTTAGTCTTTACCAAATATTCTTTTAGTGTTAAGACTTCGCATTCATCATTACTGATAATCTCGTCAATTTGGTACAACATACCATCATAGATATACTCGAACTCTACTAAGCATAATCTGCCTTCACCCAGCATGTTGCTTACATCATTACAATGCAATACTAAGTTATTTGTATTCATAATCTCACGTAGTAATTCTTGCCAGTTTCTCAATGCTGTTTCACAACTACTAATCTTTTCATCATTGTTTGGGTCGGCTGCTAGTATTGTAGTTAATACATCAACATCACGACAAGTTTTTGATAATTCGATATTTTTAATTGACATTACACGTTTAACTTTCACTTTACACACCATCGTCCTTTTTATTTAAATTTATTAAACTAAATGCTTCTAACCAGAACTCCCTCTCATCTTCGCTCTTAGTCCATTTCCCATTGACATTTACAATCTTAGGTTTTGCAACAACCTTCTTAATATTTATGAAGTCACCCACCTCTATTTTTTGAGATATATAGTTTCGTTTTGATACCAATATTTGACTTACTTTTCCAGTTTTTAAGCTATAAATATTTAATTTGTATCTATTACTCATCTTAGCTAAATCAGTCACAAAAACGTAAGTATTAGGTAATTTGTCATTGGAATAGCTAATTTTCCCCTTGAGTTCTAACTGTTGTTTAAGTTGATAATCTAGCGGAAAATCAATGTTAGCAGACGTTCTTTCAAACTCAAGACATTCAAGATATGCCTTCTGTTTGTTGATGAGCGTCTTATTCTTCGGTTTATATATTTTGATAAACTTTTCATAAGTGTCAGCTAATAGTTTAGAGCCACCAAACTCATCAAAATAATTCAGCGATATTAAGTTTATCATAATAGACTTATTAACTTCAACACATTTTTCTTTTTTTGTGAAGATGTTTTTGTTGCACTTTGCAAGTTTGTCTATTTCCTTGACTTTTTCCGATGATAATTTATACAATTCTGTTAAATTTGTTGCATAATTACCCTCTTTAATTGACTTAATAGGCTCGTAAATATCCAATAACAAGTCTGTAAATGTGTCATATTGGTTGTTACGTAAACTGTATAATTGTTCACCAGCTTTCTCATTTACACGTTTAATCGGTTCGATACCTTCATAAATTGAGTTAGTTTCCTTATCCATGTAATACAAGGCACGTGATTTTCTAAATCTAGCTGGCTTGATATTAATACCTCTACTTTCGAGATATGAAGTAACCTTAGCAATCTTTTCTGGTTTATCTTTCCAGATTTCACATGCTGCTGTACCCCATTCCAGTGGATAGTAATATCTTAGCCAAGTTGAGATATAACCAATATATGAATATGCCATTGAATGATTAATAGAGAAACCGTAGTTGGCAGCGTCCATGAATACTTGCATAAAGTCTTTTGCGACTTTTTCAGCATGTTCTTCACTATCACCATATTTTTCTGTCATGGTCTTAACAAACGCTGTATGGATTTTAGGGACTTCTTCATCAATAACAGACTGGATTTTTTTACCCACAGCCCTACGAATTAAATCTCCCTTTGCACTGCTGTATCCACAAAATTGCACTAAAAACTGGATTAATTGTTCTTGATATACAAGATTACCTAGCGTAGGAGCTAAAAATTCATTTAAGGCTGGATGACCGTTATCCTTAACAACACCATGAGTTACATTGTATAAATAGCTTGCACCAGAAGGTCTTTGTGCTGCGTTAGCCAAACTTAACAAATCCATGTATCGAACTTTTGTTCTTTCATTATTATCGAACTCATTTTCGATTTTGTCAATAGTATCATCAGCGAACAAATCTTTAAGAATTTGACCCGCTCTATCAGCTTCAAATTGGAAGATACCAATATTGTTATCACGCATAGAATCCCAAACCTTTTTATCTTCAAAATCAACAATATCTGTACTATCTGGAGTTAGGTATGGCAAACCAGCTAATTTACATGCTTTAGAGATTAAACCAACATTGTCTAAGCCTAACATATCAAACTTAACCCAGTTGTAATGGTCGATTTCTTTCATAGTAACTTGTGTTACAGGATAGTCCCATTTAGAGATAGTTTGAATACCAACATGGTCGTCAATAGTATTAGTGTCAATTAAAACACCAGCTGCATGTCTACCAAAGGAGTCAATCACACCTACAATTTGCTTTGCATTGTCAAACAATTCTTTATGTTCTTCGTATAAGCTATTATTGTAATTGCCCTTATCATCAATCTGATTTCTAATACTTTGAATGTATTGTGGTTTGCCAGCATATCTATCCATACCATCAGCAATAGCCTTGATAGCACCTTTTAGACCATAGGTATTAGTTGTCAAGATAGAAGCAGCGTGCCATTTGTCATTAGTCAACATCCATTGTTGCAGCCATTGTTGGTCTTTACTCATAGCATCGGTATCTATATCAGGAAGATTTACACGTTCTGGGTTCATAAATCGCTCAAAATTTAGTCCTAGCTTAACACTATCTATTTCAGTTTGGTGGCATAAATAGGCAATTAAAGAACCTCCCACGCTCCCCCTACTGTAACCTAAATCAATATCATTATCATGGGCTGCATTGAGAATATCTTCATGACACAACATATAATCAATCGAACCGTTATGTTTGTATACTTCATATTCATGTTTAACTCTATCTAAGTACACTTTACGTTCTTCTTTTGATTTGTCTAAGATACCTCTGTCTTTTAATCCTTGTTTAATACGCTTTTGAAACTCTTTTTCTGGATTGTCATACAGTTTAGGGTACTTATGGCTCTTATCTAGCTCAAATTCTTCTATGCTATCAGCAATATCTAAAGTTGATTGTAGCCCTTGTGCGATAATTTCATCGCTCATAATATCAACATTGAAATCATCACGTTGTTTTTGAAATGAACTAACCATTTCATCATAAGTTTTAACCCATAACTCAAACTCATCATCACTATCATAATCATTACGCTTACCCTTTTTAACAATCATTCTGAGTTCATTGTGTTTGGGGTTTAAAGCGTGAACGTCATTACTAGCAATAACATGGCAGCCAACCAAATTAGCATACTTAATAGCTAGAGTATTTAATTCAGCTTGTTCTTTATTATCATGTGGTTGAATTTCAAAATAGAACATATCCTTGTGCAACTTAGCCATATCAAGCCATTGTTGCACCACATTCTTTTTAGTATTTCTTATTTCTTCTGTATCATCTTTTTGGGGTTTGTTTTGATAGATAAAGCCCGCTAAACAGGCTGTGGTAATGTAGATATTACCGTTTTTGAAAGTGTCTTTTAATTCATTGAATAGAATACGTGGTTTGCGATAGAAGTGTCCGTCCGTTCTATTAAAAGACTTTGATGATAGTTTATTAATTTCCTTAACACCGTCATAATTTCGTGCTAAGAGAATTGTATGATAGGCTTCTTTGCCTTCTAAACTCATTGTTACATAGGCTTCCATTCCATGAATATATTTCAAACCAGCCTGTTCTGCCAGTTCCTTTCGATATATCCATCTTACTACGTTCCCATGTTCTGTTGATGTAACTGCATTTAGTCCATGTTCTTTAGCATAAGCAACATAATCTTTAAATTGAGTTACCACTTCAAAATAGTTGCTATTACTAATGTCTGTATGTTGATGTAAACTTACCCATTGCTTATCTGCCATATTCCTCTAACCATCTCTTCTCTCTATTTTCTGTATCAAAATGTTCTGCTAAAACCGATAAATTACTACTGTCAAAATCTTCATAAACATGAAGGTCATATGTTTCATCGGTATAATACAAAGCCTCTTCATCTGGCATATAATCAAATTTCATGTCAAACATTGTAAATTCAATATGACTGGTTGCATAGCTATCCGAATCAATATAACAATCATCAGCCCTAACAGTTTTACCACGATAAGTAACTAACACAATAGAGTCTGCATAGATAGGGTTACCATCTTTATCCTTGATACCTAAATCACCACAAACTCTTAGATACTCCATGATAGTGTTATTCAACCAATCTTTATCGAACTTGGTATCATTGCGATATACTTTTGTATCTAACCATTCAGCAAAATGAATTAGATTATTGATATGCGGCATTGTTACATAAGTCCAATATTCATACCACCAACCTTCTATCGCAATTTCTTTACCATTGGCTAACTTAAATATAAAAGTGGTTTGTTCTTCTGTTTCATATGTCCCAAAGCAAAGTTCACAAGTTCCTACATCAACGTCTTCATATTCAGTTTGTACATCAACTAAATGTATTTTCATCTAAACACCTCCGTTAAAAATGCTAACCAAACAACATGTTCATGATTTCATCTGTTTCATCATCTTGTTGCTTGTCCATTTCTCCACCAAATAACCAAGCTGTATCTTCATCTAGGTTTTCTTCTGGTGGTAAATCGTCTACTAAATTCTCACGTTTCTTAAAGTAATCAGATGTATGATATGCACACAATTTCTTATCATAATAGTTATCTGGGTCATATGGGTATGTGTATGATAGGTAACCTTCTAAGTCTTCAATATCCTCTAAAGCTACAATCTCATCGCACTTATTACCAATATGTTTATTCAATTCTTTTATATCATCTTCGTTAATATCAATTTCAATGAAGTAGTTTTCAATATAGAATTGTTCACGAATATCTTCTGGTAAGTTATCCATATCATTGTTTGCACAAGCTGTATCAATCATTTCTTCGATTGTAATGGGGTCTAAGTCAGTTTTCTTCAACTTAGTTTCTAACTTCTTACGCATTTTTTCTACCCATTGATAACGTTCTTGTACACTTGTTTTCCATTTACCATTTTCTTGTTTGAAATGAACTGTACAATATTTAGCCATATCAAAACGTGCCTTAATCTTATCGTAAGGAATACCATGCACTTGATGTTCTGCCATAGCATACAATCTTAACTGCATTGATTTTTCTGGCAACTTAGCTTTTGAAAAACTAGACTTAGATGAAGTCTTGTAATCAACTAATACCAAATTCCCATCTTCATCAGTATATTCTGTATCAACATAACCAACGAATACATATTTATTCCCTTTATCACTTTCAACAATAGCTCTAACAGGCTTTTCATTAACTGCTTTGTCTGTCATAACCTTTGTATGTTTGAAATAGTGATTAAGGTTTTTGATATAACCATCTTTAATCTTTACGGTATCAAACATGTAACGTGCTGGGTCGCTTTCCCATTTAGCCACAAACTTACTCCATTGCTTATACAAGTCATCATATCCAATTTCATGGTTGTAAAAGTCTTCCATTTCTTGATGGAATTGAGAACCCATGAATGAATAGATATTACCTTTAGCCAAATCCATATGCCATAAGTAAGTAGCTACGTAATCTACTGGGCATGCTTCAAACTTGGAAATTCTACTATAACTCCAAATTCTATCCACATCATACTTTTTCTTTAACGCATTTAGTTGTTCTTTTGTTAATCGTGCTATTTTAGTTTGTCCCACCTTATACAAAATTTACTTTATTTCTAGTCTTCATTGAATACCGCCAGCCTACACCTTTCTTTCCCAATGTATCTATTGGTGATTGCTTGGGCTTGAATATATTAACAGGCGGTCTAATATATGATACTCTACGGAAATTGGAGAACTTATCTGCTACTTGTTTCAGATATTCTTCTCCACCATTTTCACCAAACATAACATCTTCATCAAATGCTATGACAATCTCACAATCTTCTGGGGTATTTCTTATAATGAATTTCCGTTGTATTTCAGATACGTTGTGATTGCCTAATGCAACAGAATATCCCTTACCACGTTTATATGTGAATTGCTTTAATACCGACTTTTCACCCTCGAACAAAACAAGCATATTACTCTTAGCTAAATTGTTCTTAGACTGTTGGAATCCATACAAGTTATTGCTCTTAGAAAAGCCATCAATGTAATTCCAGTACTTAGGAACACCTAATAACTTGGCTGTATCACTATCTAATATAGTTCTGCCTTGTATGCCAACAATGTTATTCTCATCATTCCAATCATAATGTGGGAAGATTATCCTATCTCTTTCTGGGTCATAACAAATATTGAATTGTTTAATCACATCTGGTGAAATGCCTTCTTCAATCAATGATTTATGTGGCATTGGAATGAAACAACTAAGATAGCTGTTGTCATACTTTTTATTTTCTTTGCCTTGCACAACCATTCCATACTTAGCAAATTGTCTATATTCTTCAATTAGGCTAGTAGTTTGAACTTGCTGTATTGAGTTTCCAATCCCAAACAATGCTTTCATGTAAGCAAACGTTGTAGTGAAGTCCCAACCTTTTATCTCTTGTATTGCACCAATCAAATCACCACTGTAACTGATTGAGAACATAGATGTAGATAGGCTTTCATTTAATATCACACGTAATGAGGTGTTGTTATCATGGTCTGGCAAAGCTCCACGTATAACATCTTCTTTCTCATACCATAAATCATGAAAGTTTATATCTTCTAGTATCTTAATTATTCTATTGCTGTCTTTAAGCAAGTATTCTTTAAACTCTTTGACTTCCGATTTGATAACACCTCACTACAAATTTTTCTTAAAACGCAAAAAAGGACACACTACTTCCGTAATGTGTCCTAACGTTTTTCAACTATATTATTATAACATTTTAAACTATCTAAGTCAATTATTGTTTTAACTTCATTTCAAGACTAAAGGTTAATTCTTCATTGCAATACGGGCATTTAACTACAATATAATTACCTCCACCACGTCTTTTACCCTTGTTATGAACCGCAATATCTTTATATCTTTCTTTATACATACCAAGTATTTCTTTGTCCTTGTCTGATATTTCCATTAACTGTGGCAATATATAATGATATAAATCTTCGTCATGTTCTTTGATATACTCTATCTTTTCTGGTGTTTCAAAAGCTGAATTAAGTTGCATAATTCTAGTAATAGTTGTGCTATTTAAATTACCTTCTTCTCTTAATATCTTTCTCATATACCCTATCATTTGTGGGCTAATACCTGTTAATTCTGCTAAATCTACGTGTTTCATCTTGGAATCCAGCAATCTTACAACATTATTGTAGATTTGTTCTACAACTGGTGTACCATACCTGTACACACCAATATCTTCCTTGTTCTCCATAATCAATCCCACCCATTATAATTATTTACATTTAAATAATAACATGAAAATAGACCATAACCAAAAAGATTATAGCCTATCAAAATCATATTATATTGTTAATGTTTGTCCTGGGTAGATTAGGTTTACGTTATGAATACCGTTCTTTTGAGCAATAGCCCATGCACTTGTGCCATAGCGTGCTGCAATCCCACCTAATGTGTCACCATAGCGTACAGTGTAACGTCTTACATTGCTTGCTTGACTAGATGTGCCATTGATAACAATACGTTGTCCTGGGTAAATCCAGTTCACATTGCTAATGCCATTGTTACGAGCCAAAGTATAAACATTTACTCCATAACGGTTGGCAATAGCTCCTAAAGTATCGCCATAACGTACATAGTAAACAGATTGTGTTGTAGCTGGAGTACTATTACTCTTAACTTGACCTGTTACCTTTAATACTTGACCGATATATAGGTAGTTAGGATTGCTTAAACCATTTAGACTTTGTAATGCTTGCCATGTTGTACCATAACGAGCTGCGATAGCTCCTAAAGTATCTCCAGATTGGACTACATATGTGCCTGTTGCTTGTGGTTTATTTTGTGGTTGTGATGGTTGTTGTGCTGGCTTAGCTTGGCTATTGTTATAGCTTGCACCGTAACCATTCTTAGTAATATCCTTACCATTAGGTGCTAAGGAAATGTTACCGTCTAAACCACCAGACATATATGTTGAAGTAAATTGCCAAATGGAAATTCCGTCCATAGATGGGAAGATGCTCCACACAGGTTCGGTAGTTACATTGTAGTTAGGATATGCAGCAATCCATAAACTATCTGGGAACTCTGCTAAAATTCTGTGATAATCAACATGAGCTAATGTGTATGGCTTATATGAGTAATACATAGGAGTATAGCCACAATCTCTAATATATCTCATACCATATAAGATATTGTTTGTATTGGCTTGAATATCACCAGAAGCACCAGACTCATAGTCCAAAGCTACAATACTACCTTTTGGTGCGTTAATCTTAGGCATGAAGTAGTCTAACATTTGTTTTGTTTGCCATTGGTTAGCCCCAGTCTGCATCCAAATGTAAGTGTGCATACGTTTACCAGCGGAACGACCGTAATTCATTTGAGAATTATAAGTCCATTGGTCGTAAATATAACCGTTGATAGAACCACCAATTTGGGCAATACTAAAGCTATCTCTACCATAACCCAAGTTACCATTTGCCCCTTGGTACTTAGAAACGTCAGTACCATAGGAACGTGCGTCAGCAGCTTGCACACTAGCAAAGCCACCTACACCCATGAATAAAGTCATAGCCGTAACCATCGCTACAACTACTTTGTTAAATAGTTTTCTCAACTAGGAAAACTCCCTTCGTAAAAGTTTCCCTCCTTTAAACGTTGAAGACACCTCACTATTTAACTTAGTTCACATTATTTAATTAGTATTTATACGGTGCCGCGAAGAAGATAGCTTTCATTTTGCTACTTCCTCCATCATCAATAATTGGTTTGATTGCACCGTCTAACATCTTTGTTAAACCTTCTCCTGTGATAGTGTATGGTATTCTTACTAAAAAGATGTCATTATCATCACAGTATTGGTTCTTAATTTTGTCATAATTGATACGCTTGGTAAACTCTTTGTCTCCACCGAAATAATCAATCGACCTAAAATGTTGTTCGCCATCATATTCGATAGCCATGTTAGCAGATGGAATATAAAATTGAACTACCTGTGATTAAAATCACAGGAATCACGTCACGTGATTACATTACGTATACTATACTCATAGTACACGCTCCGAACC